ATACGGACGCGTCGTCGAGAACGTCCCGCGCCAGTGCGTATTCTTCGGTACGACCAACGAGGAATATTTTTTGAAGAGCAACTACGGCGACCGCCGTATGTGGCCGGTTCATGTATGCCGTGAACGACGCACGGCGGACCTCTGCGGTCTGAAGGACGAGCGTGACCAACTGTGGGCTGAGGCCGTGCACCGCTTTAATGATGGCGAGCTGCTGTATCTTCCCGCCGAACTTGAGACGGAGGCACGCGCCCGTCAGTGGGAGGTCAACGATAACAGTGATGACCCGGTACAGGGGCTGCTGAGAGCGTTTGTCGACCGGCGTGTGCCGGCAGACTGGTCTGAGTGGCCGCTGGTGCGTCGCCGCAACTATCTGCGCGACCCTGACCCGCTGGACCCGGCGGCGACTGTACGCCGTGATGTCGTCAGCCCTACCGAATTCGTGTGTGAGGCTCTGGGGATAGAGATAACGTCCAAGGAGTTCTCATATCGGACCCGTCGTGTCGGTGCCATGCTTAAAGAGATGGGATGGGAGGGTCCCGTGACTTCGAGGCACGCCGAGAGGTTATATGGCAAACGTCTGCGGGCATACCGCCGACCGCAAAATGACGAGGAGGACCCGATATGAACAACACCGATTTCACCCCGAAAACAGGACGAAAATTTGTCACGTTTTTGTCAACGCTAAAATTTTCACCGTTGACAAATTCGGGCATTTTCGCGGTTTTCGGTCACTTCTTTAGTTTATTAGTTATTTATTTAGGTGTATTAGTCAGCTATGACACCTAAAGAGGGCTAAAGAGAATTTTTGCACATATGAGTCTAAAATGTGCAATTTTGTCAACGATGTCAACGGTGATGTCAACGGTGAAAATCGGGTCAGCGTTGACACTCTAAAGATTGAAAATCATAATATTATATACATTGTCAACGATGTCAACGGTAAAAAGTATAATATTAATGTATAAAATATATAATATATATATGTATAATACATGTATATATTATCCCCCGCTGCAAGTGTACGCGCGCGCGAGGAACGTTGACAGTTGACAAACCTGAGCGAAGACGATGAAAACAGACAGGAAAATACAGAACGTGACCGAGCACGCCGAACGGTCGGAGAAGAGCATAGAGGCGTACCTCGTACGCGCGGCGCGCGCGGCGGGGATGATGTGCGTGAAGTACTCGGACAGTAATTTGGTGGGTATGCCAGACCGCTGCATACTGGCACGGGGCGGCCGCGTGGTGTGGTGTGAGGTGAAGAGCCGCGGGCGGCGACCGTCACGGGCACAGGTGGAAAGATTCAAGCAGCTGGCGGCGATAGGGCACCCGGTGTATGTCATCGACTGCAAGGAGGGCGCCGACGAGGTTCTGGCCGCCGCTATCGAGGCGACAACGTTAACGACGGAGGGCGCGCGATGAAGTTTACACCGTATGAGTATCAGTCGAGGGCCATACAGTTCGTCATCGACAACCCGGCTGCGGGGCTGTTCCTCGACATGGGACTCGGCAAGAGCGTCATCACGCTGACCGCCGTACAGCAGCTGATGATAACTGGCGAAGTGTCGCGCGTGCTGGTTGTGGCGCCTAAGAAAGTGGCGGAGTCGACATGGAGCGACGAGGCGGACAAGTGGGACCACCTCAGAGGGCTGCGTGTGTCGCGCGTGATGGGCACGGAGACACAGCGGCGCCGGGCGCTGTCACTGGAGGCGGATGTGTATGTCATCAACCGCGACAATTTTGTATGGCTGACAGGTGTATGCAATGGCGTGTTGCCGTTCGACATGCTGATTATTGACGAGCTGACGAGCTTTAAGTCATCAAAGAGCCAGCGGTTCAAGGCTATGAGACTGGTGCGTCCGAGCATCGGCCGCGTGGTGGGACTGACGGGCACACCGGCGCCTAACGGGTATATCGACCTATGGGCACAGATATACTGTCTCGACATGGGCGAACGTTTGGGAAAGTCGGTGACACGCTACCGTCAGGAGTACTTCAATGAACACCGTTGGAACAACATCGTTGTACGTAGTACCATTAAGAGCGGGTGCGAGGATATTATACGCGACCGTATCGCGGACATATGCCTGACAATGCAGGCGCGTGACTATCTGCAACTGCCGGAGATGATAGTGCATACTGTGCCGGTTTGTCTGCCGGATAAGATGCGCGAGGCGTATAAAGTGTTCGAGCGCGACAGGGTTCTGGAGTTCCGTGACGCGCACGCGGGAGAATCGTCTAATCTGTTGGTGAACTCGGCGGCGGGTCTGATGAATAAGCTGAGCCAGTTTGCCAACGGCGCGGTATATGACGAGAACGGGGGCGTGCACGACATCCACGGCGAGAAGGTGGATACCCTCGCCGAGATAGTGGAGGGCGCGACTGGCGGCGTGCTGGTGTTCTATCAGTTCAAGCATGATGTGCCGCGGATAATGGCGAAGTTGAAAGGCCGCCGCGTGGAGGTATACCGTGATGAGCGTCAGCTGCGCGAGTGGAACGCGGGCAACATCGACGTATTGCTGGCACACCCGGCGTCGACGGCCTATGGTCTGAACATGCAGGCCGGAGGACATTACATCGTATGGTTCGGCACGGGATGGGACCTCGAACTGTATATGCAGGCCAATGCGCGACTACATCGTCAGGGGCAACGGTACCCGGTAATGGTATACAAGTTGGTGACAAGTGGTACCATTGACGAGCAAGCTAACAGTGCTATGGAGGGCAAGCGAAGCAAACAGCAATGTCTACTCGATAGCCTGAGCAAACTGATACACCAATACTCAGCATGAACAAAAGGATACGTGTCAATATGTCGATAGACCGGATGACGTACGCCGAGGCTCGTGAGATAGCTCGCCGCGGCGGCTATCGTTCGGTGTGCGCGTTGTGTGCTGACCTGTTGCGGGTGGCAGTCAGGCTGGCACCGTCGGCGCCGGAGGTCCCGCCCCGCGGTATAACTGAGGAGATAACGGACATGTTCGGCGAGCTGTCAGACGCCGAGGCCCCGCGGTACGGCGAACGTACAGTACAAAAACACAACAGACAAAGGATATGAGCAGGGACAAGGACTATAACGAGCTGATAAATACCCGCCGGTGGCAACACCTCAGGCGTCATGCGCTGGAGATGCACCCGCTGTGTGTGGAGTGTGAGAGAGCGGGACGGATAACGGCGGCGACTGAGGTGCATCACCGTGTGCCCGTACAACAGGGAGGCAACCGTGACGAGAAGCAGCGGCTGATGTACAGCTTGTCAAACCTTATGCCCCTGTGCCATGCGTGTCACGTGGAAATACACCGTCAGATGGGACGGTCAGGGCGAGCGGCAACGCGGCGATTAGTTAATGCACATGTTGATAGCTTTTTAAGTCGATATATAGACCGCGATGGGGGGGGGTGATTTTTAAAGACCCCCGGGGCGTGACGTAAATCTCACCCCCCCCAATCTGTGCGCGCGAGGTGGTTTTTCACTTTTGCGGAACTTTGTGATTTTACATAACTTACTGATATACGGATATATGAATATATCAAGCTATAAAGCCCGTGTGACCAAGGCATTAAAGAGCGCCGGGACATACCGCCCGTCGTTAGGGATACAGATTACGGCGCTGGCGTCCGCGCTGATGACGCTCGAAAGAGCGACGCAGCAGATAGAGTGCCTCGACGACGTCACCGTTCTGGAGGAGACCCGCTATGGCTCGAAGTTAGCGCCTCATCCTGCGTTCAAGATACAGCGTGACGCGCAGGAGCAGGTGACGAAGCAGATGAAGCAGTTAGGGCTGACACCGTCGGCGCTCATGGAGGGCGACGGCGACGACAATGACCCGCTGATAGAACTGACACAGAAGCTGACCGAGATTTGACCCTGACTGATGAGTCCCGAGGAGAGAGAAGCGATACTCAACGCCAAGGAACGGGGCGCCGCCGAACTGGCCGCCGCTGACCTCGGCGTGCTACGGCTCGACGAGGCCGACCCGCGGCTACGCGTATACTTGACAGCCGTGCGCGACGACGTCGGAGGCCATTGCGCGTGGGAGGTAATCGCGGCGGCGCGGTTCATCCGGATGGTACGGCGCTATGGCATCGACACGCGCGCCGTGCGCCGGTTCGTGACGTTTTATGAGTCGCTGTATTTTCCCGGGCTGAAAGGTATGCAGCGCTATCGGCTGACCCCCGTACAGGCGTTTCAGTTCGCGTCGATATATGGATTCACCGGCGCCGACGGGCGACGTATCACGCGCGAGGCCGTGTTGTTTGTCCCCCGTAAGTTCAGCAAGACGACATCGACGGCTGCCGTCGCCGTGTATGACCTGTTATTCGGGGACGCCAACGGCGAGGCATACGTCGGAGCCAACAGTCAGGACCAGGCAAAAAAATGTTTTGACGTCATACGCGGATGCGTGCGGCGACTCGACCCGCACGGGCGCCGGTATGTCGTCAACGAGCAGGTGATAAAGAGCAACCGCCGCGACCGTGGCGCGTTCGCTCAGTGTCTGACGGCCAACGCACGCACAAAGGACGGCCTGAACGCGTCCGTCGTCATCATGGATGAGTTCAGTCAGGCACGCGACAACGAGCTGTTGTCTGTGCTCACCACCTCGACCGGTGTGCGCCCCAACCCGCTGTTAGTGATAATCACTACGGCGTCCGACGTTTTTGACGGTCCGTTCTATGGTCGGCTGCAAGGATACAAGCGGCTACTGTTAGGCGAGTATGAGGATGACAGCGTATTCGCGCACCTGTTCGAGCCTGACCCTGACGACGCCGAGGACGACCCCGCGACGTGGCGCAAGGTACAGCCCCATCTCGGCGTCACGATAATGGCCGACTATTACGAAAGGGAGTACACCGCGGCGCAGCGCAACGGCGCCGACGCCATGTTGGCGTTCCGTACTAAGCTGTTGAACCTGTATGTCGAGAACTCGCAACGGGCATGGATAAGTGCCGAGGAGATACGCGCCGCGTCGCAGTCGTTCAGCCTGTCAGATTTTCGGGGGCGCCCCGACGCCATGTGCGCCGTCGATCTGTCAGTGCGCGATGATTTCAGCGCCGTCACTGTCGGAGTGTACACCCCGCAGGGGTCCCGGTTCTGGTTTTATACGCGTTATTTTTTTCCCGCCGGGGCGCTGGCAGGACACCCTAACGAGGAGCTATACCGCCGCTGGGCATCACAGGGGCATCTGGTGCTGTTGCCCGGTGATGTCATCGACTACGACGTCATCGCCGACTACGTGGACGGATGCAACAGTGGCGTGCGCCTGTTGGCAATAGGCTATGACGCTTACAAGTCAAAAGAATTTGTAAACCGTATGACGGCACACGGTGCGGCCAATATCATGCGCGCGGTGTCGCAGACCTATGGCACTTTCACGGCGCCGTGTGAGGCGTTCGTGTACTTGCTTAAGACAGGCCATCTGGTCATGCACGACAACCCGATAAATGCGTACTGTTTCGGTAACGCCGTTCTTGACACTGATTCGCTGGAGAACTGCAAGCCGATAAAGCGTAACGCCCGTATGAAAATCGACGGAGCCATTACAGCGCTGATGTGCCAGCGCCTGTTTATGGATGCCCGGAGGTAGGGAGATAAAATTTTTTTCATTTCACCCCCGAAAAATGGTACCATTTCACCTGAGTCAATGGTAGGGTGTGAGGGATAGTCCTCAGCTTTTCTCATTGACAAGTTAATGTTATCGAAGTTAAAGCGATTTGTTACACGAAAGCCGTTGCTGCTGTCGAGAGACAGCAGCGACGCCGTCGTGTCTGCGGCGCCGGACAGCGCCCCGTCTGAGACGACCGCTGACGTGGTAAAGGCCCGCGAGCAAGTCCGCGACCTATTAGGGGGGCCACGCTCCGGCCTGACGTTTCAGGACATGGAGGCCGCCGACTTAGGGCGCCGGCGTAACAGCGCCATGTGCATCTCGGCGGTGTACCGTTGTGTCAAGCTGCTGTCTGAAAGTGTGGCGACATTGCCGATACAGTATCAGCGCGACCGCGGCGACGGCGTTTTTGCCGAGTTCCGCGACCCCGTATTTACGCCATTGCTGAATATCGAGCCGGACGGCTGTTGCAGTGCGTTCGACTTCTGGCGCGACGTTACGATGTACGTGCTGTTACGCGGTAACGCGTATCTGGTGCCGATATATGACCCGACGGACGGCACACTGATAAGTATGCCGCTGTGTAACCCTGACTGTGTGGCTTATAACAACGCGTTGCAGATGTATGCCATATCAGACCCCGAGGCAGGTGTCAACGGCGTATTCGCCGCCCGCGATGTCATTCATATCAAGGGGCTGCCGTCGATAACCGACCGTCATCAGGGAGTTTCCGTGATAACATACGCCCGTCAGGCCATCGACATCGCCGGCGTTGCACAGAACGAGACCCGCGCCCGCTTTGCCAACGGCGGCTCAGTCCGCGGCATTATCGCCAATGACAGCTCGCTGCAAGGGTACGGCAAGTACTCGGACGACGAACTCAATAAACAGGCCGAAAGTCTGGAGGAGAAGTTCCGCGCCGGAGGCTGGATAGTAAGCACTTCCGGCGACGTCAATTTCAGACAGATTTCAATGTCTGCCGCCGACATGCAATTCTTAGAGTCACGCAAGTTCACGGTGATAGAGATATGCCGATTCTTCGGTGTTGACCCCTCATTCGTGTTCGAGAATACGAGCAACAACTACAAGAGCGCCGAGATGAGTAACGTGTCGTTCCTCAGTCAGACACTCAACCCGGTGCTGTGCTCGATTGAGAACGAGCTGACCCGTAAGCTCATCGACCGCACGGCGTGGCCGTGGCGCCGGTTCCGCTTTGACCGGTTCGGTATCTATGCGTGCGACCTCGACAGCCGCGTGCGTTATCAGACCAATACCATAAGCAATGGCACGCGTACCATCAACGACTGGCGCCGCGTCGAGGGGCGGCCACCGGTAGAGGGCGGTGACATACCGCTCATATCCGCAAACCTCAGAAAACTAAACGAGATTACCAATGGAGACCAATCAGACACAGACGCCAATACAGACACAGACCACGCAGAAGCGTGAATATCATAACGGACACGCCGCACTGTGTGTGGAGCGCTCACAGGACGCTGACCGCCGTCCCGTCATCCGCGGGCGTGCCATCGTATTCAATACACCGTCCGACCCGCTGTACGAGGATACCGACGTATGCGTGCGAGAGATGATAGCCCCCGAGGCCGTCACACGCGACCTTCTCGACGAGTCCGACATATTGCTCACCCTGTATCACAACGACGAGAAGATACTGGGACGCTCGAAGAACGGCAAGGGCACACTGACATACGCCATCGACGACGACGGCGTGACCTTCGAGTGCGAGGCAGCCGATACGTCGGCGGCCCGCGACGCCGTGTCGCTGGTAGAGCGCGGCGACGTCGACGGGTGCAGCTTTCGTATGGCCGTGTATTACAGCGACACGTCATGTGTGGAGCGCAGAGTCGAACGAGCCAAGGGCAAACAGACACAGGTGACGTATGTCATCAAGAAGATTGACCGCATTCTCGACATGACCCTTACGCCGTACCCTCAGTATAGTGCGACGGCGTGCGAAGTGGCAGCACGTGACGCCCGCGCCGTTCTCGACCAGGTCCCGGCACGTGAGAGGGTGTGGCGCGAGCAGGTCGACGCCATGCGGCGCGAGGCATCAAAACATAGCTAAGCAATAGGAAACGCGATAAATCACAGAGTATTAACACATTAAACCGTTTTATATGGATAAAAACGAGAAAATGGTCTCAGTAAACGCACTGGCCAAAAAGTACGCGGCCAACTGCGAGCGTATCGGCGCCATCGCCGACATATGCGAGCGTGAGAAGCGCGAGCGTAATGAGTCAGAGGAGGCCGAGTACACCACGCTACGCCGCGAGAATATCGTGCTGCGCATGCGTATGGAGGCTATCAGCGCCCCCGTCGTCAACGCCCCCAAGGCGACACCGACCGAGGTGATGCGCAGCGCCCTCGCCAAGGGTGTGACGTTCCGCGCCATTCTTAAGCGCGACACCACCCCCACCACCGGCGTACCTCAGACCACCGCGGCACTCAACGACACAGGCATCATCGAGGTCGAGCAGGCCGAGATGCTCAAGCCGCTGCGCGCCGGCCTGATTTACGACAAGGTGGGCATCACTATCCGTGCCGGCATGACCGGCCCGATACGTTGGCCTAAGCACGGCAAGGCCGTGGCACAGTTCGCCGGCGAGGGCGCCAAGCTGACTGACTCTAAGATTGACTTCAACAAACTCGACGCCAAGCCCGTCCGTCTGGGTATCGCCATACCTGTGACCCGCGAAGAGCTGGAGCAGTCAGACGGTATCGTCGAGAGCGTCATCCGCGAGGAAATGCCGGCGGCCATCGCCGACAAGGTCAACGATGCACTGTTCGCCACCGAAGCCACCGGTCGCACTGTTTACGGCCCGTTCGTCAAGGCGGCCGAGAGCGCCGTCACTTTTGCCGGTGCCGTGCCTACGCGCAAGGAGCTGTTAAAGATGAAGGCTACCGTCACCAAGGCCGGCATCAAGCTCATCGCCCCGTGCTGGGTGATGACCGAGGACATGAAAGCCGAGCTGGAGGATACCAAGGTAGACAGCGGCTCGGGTCGATTCATGTGCGAGAACGACATGATCCTGGGCTGCCCTGTGTTCACCACCCCGGCCATCGGCGAGGGCAACGTGGGATTCGGCGACTGGTCATATCAGGCCGCACAGTTCAACGGCGACATGTCGCTCATCGTCGACCCGTACACACTGGCCCGCAACAACGCCACCGACTACGTCCTCAATACACATTTTGCCACCGCAACACTGCGCGACGAGGCATTCGTACTCGGCAAGGCCAAGGCCGAGACCGAGGCGGGCCAAGGCACCGGCACCACCGGCCAAGGCGGCAATGGCTAATATCAAGTAACATCACGCGGCTCCGTATGACGGGCAATACACCTGACGACGGGGCCGCGCATAACCATTTAACAACAACCGTATGAAAGAGGGATATATCAACGGAAGTGACCTACTGGCGAGAATCGGCACCAAGGGCGTAGGTCATTGTTCATCGCACACCGCGAACTTCAACACCGAGACCAAGGACCGCGCGGTCAAACCTGTAGCAACCGCCACCGTCGGCTCGTCGGGTCTGTATAAACAGAAAGGCATCACCGGTCTGGGCGTCACCGTCGATTTTGAGGGACTGTCGAGCTACGACGAGACCGAGGGCGGATTCGGCTATATACTCGACGCATGGGCCAAGGGTAAGCCGGTAGAGCTGGCGCTGTTCGAGCGCGAGGACGACGAGACACCGTATCTGGAGGCCGACTTCGTCATCACCTCACTCAAACGCACGGCGCCCGCCAACGACGACGTCACGTACTCAGGTACCGCCGAGATGACCGGCGCGCCCAAGACCCTCGACCCGTCAGTCCTGACCGAGATGAAAGCAAAAACACCTGGTAACTAACACCCGCAAGACACCGTGATAACACTCGAAAAATTCAAGCAGCACTGTTACGCGGACGACATCGGCGGCGTCGAGGATGACCTCATGCAGGGCTACCTCGACGCCGCTACGGCGTATGTCGTAGACAGTACGCGGCGTAGCTTTGAGGAGCTGTGTGACATGGGCGGCGGTCATATGCCGGTGATGCTGGAGCAGGCCATCATGATGGTAGGTGCTCACTTTTACAATCAGCGCGAGGCCGTGACCGCCGGTCAGGCGTCCGCCGTACCGTATGCCGTCAGCGCGCTGGTTAAACCTTATGTAAAATTAGTCTGAAATAATAACATAATGAAAACCATAGAGTTAACAATCAACGGGTCGAAGTACCCGTGTACCCCTACCGGGTACGCCATTCTGGAGTTCAACCGTCTCACAGGCCGCGACGTCTCAGAGATACGCGACGGCAACGTGGCCGACTCACTGACATACATCTATTGTTGTGTCAAGGGCGCGTGCCTCAGAGAGGGCATCCGCTTTAACGAGAGCCTCGACGAGTTCGCCGCCGGCGCCACACTCGACGACATCACACGATGGTCCAACGCCCTGACCGCTGCTCTGACCGGGGGCGAGGACTCGGAAAGTGATGACGACGAGGGCAAAAAAAAAGTCTGACCGCGCTTGAACTGTTCGGTCAGATGGTAGGCGCCGCCGGGGTGTCGCCGCGTGACTTCGAGATTATGTATATCGACGAGATACGCGCCTCACTGACAGCCGCCGCCGAACGATACGAGACACAGATGCGTGACGCATGGGAACGTATGCGTATGTTAGCGTCGATGACCGTAGCGCCCCACGTGTCCAAACCGATAGAGCCGCGGCGCCTCATACCGTTGCCGTGGGACACCGAGAGCCGCGCGACGGATGAGGCGCCGAAGCTCACCAGGGAGCAGCGCCGCCAACGTATGCAGCGCCGCCAGCAACAGTTAAACCGATACCATAGCCATGATAGCAGGACGACTGAAGTATAAACTCATGATGATACAACCGGTGTCGGACACCGACGGATTCGGCGCCGAGGGTCCGACACGATGGGCGGAGCGCGGAGTCATCCGTGCCGATCGTGTGAGTCTGGCCGGAAGCGAGAAACGCGCCGCCGGTGAATTTTTCGCCGAGTACAAGTCGGTGTGGAACGTGCGGGCACAGCACCCCGTCGCCGAGGGCTGGAGGGTACGCGAGTACGGCACCACCGACACACCGGCGGGGATGTTATGGCTCGTCACCAACGTCGAGCCTAACCGACACAAAGGCTATAAAACACTAATATGCAGGAGGGCTAATCTATGAGTACTACCGCCGGATATGATGACAGTAATCTCCGTGCATTACTCGACACTATCCCCGTCGAGAAGCAGGAGAAGGCAACACGCAACGCCATACGCAATGCGATGCGTCGTCTGGCCACACCGATACGTCGGCGCGTCATTGAGGAGGCCAAAACAGACGGCATCGAGATGGATGGACCGCTGAGGCTAAAGACTAACAGCGTCCGCGTTGTGGTGTATAAAAAGAGCGTGGGGTTCAAGGTAACGATAGCGCCCCGGCGAAAAAAGGGAGGCATCAAGCCCGTCTTACCGTGGCTCGTCATCGGAACCGCCGAACGAAGTAGCGGCATACGGTACACCGGTCGACTGAGTGCACACGACTTCGGCGAGCGTGCCTATGACGGCGCATTAGGTCATACACAGTACCGACTTAAAGAGGCCATTATAGAGGCCGCGAAAAAACAGGCCGCGAAACACGGTGCCAGATAAATAACCATAAAGCGATATGAAACCGACGATACTGAGTGCGGGGCTGATTCTGCGTAAGATATTGATGCAGTCGCCCGATGTCACGGCGATAACCCGTGAGATATACCCCGTAGTGAAAAATGAGGCACGGCTGCCGTGTGTGTTTTATGCCCGCGAAAGCCTTACAGAGGGTGCTGTCAAAGGCGTCACGGGCCCGCGTGCGGGACATTATGTATTCGCGTGTGCGGCGGCGTCATATGCCGAGTCCGTGGCACTGGCCGAGGCAGTATGCGCGGCACTCAACGGCGCCACTATCAGCGATGAGGAGACGGGGCTGACGATGCGCGGCTGTCACCTCATAGACGCCGACGAGAGCGGCGAGCCGGACGCGTTCGTACAGGCGTTAACATTCCTTGTCCGGGTGTGAGGGGTCGACGTAGACATACTTGTGTGCCTCGCCGTCCGTCGATGATGCGCCGGTGTCCGGCTGTGTATCCGGGTGCGCCTCGTCATTTGGCTCGTCGTCAGTATCAGGGCCGGACCGTTCAATCTCTAAGCTATTAAGCAACGCCGCAAGATAAAGCTCAGGTTTTGGTGTGGAGACACCCGTAGCAGCATTATAGTCGTAAAGGTCATCACATTCAGTGTCGTTATGCCCACGCGCAAAACCGCCGACATAAAAGATAAATGCGACTAATAAAACTATAAAAATAGCCGCCAGTGTCAGAAAATCGCATATAGAAGACCAGAACGTGTTATCGAGCAGTATCATAATGTCGAGCTTTAAAGTTTTTGCAAATATACAACTATATAACTAACTAAGCAAATGTCAGGTTCAAAAAATGGTGTCACCCTTTCTTTTAGTGTCGTCGACGACAAGGGGTCAATGATAAAATTAAAGACCGATGCAGACGCACTGGGCAAAGCAATGAAAGGCGTAGTCGCTCAGACAAAGTCATTTAACGGTGAGATGGCCGAGGCTGGCGGGGCCGCTATGGCCTACGAGCAGCTAAAAAATGCAGTCAATGAACTGACCGGGGCGTTGCAGGGGTGCGCCGACGCGTATGCCGAACAGGTGACGCGTGAGGTACAGCTAGAGACGGTGATGCGCAACCGTATGAACGCCACCGCCGAAGATATACAGGCCATGAAGGACTTAGCGTCAGCACAGCAGACTGTCGGCGTTGTCGGCGACGAGGTACAGTTGGCCGGTATGCAGCAGATAGCGATGTTCACGACGATGCGGTCGAGCCTCGAAGTCCTGACACCGGCCATGAACGACCTGATTGTCAAACAGGCCGGACTCAACGCCACAAGCAGCACCGCCGAGGGTGTCGCCAAGGCGTTAGGCAAGGCCATGGAAGGCGAGACCACGATGCTGAAACGTATGGGCGTCACCTTGACCGAGGCACAGCAGGCACAGATAAAAAACGGCACCGAGAGCGAGCGCGCCGTAGCACTCGCAAAGGCCATCGAGGCATCCGTCGGCGGCATGAACGAGGCCCTCGCAAAGACTGACGCGGGCAAGCAGAAACAGTTGTCTAATGCTTTAGGAGATGTAAAAGAGCAGATAGGCCAACTTTCGGGCAAAATATTGCCCGTACTACAATTCGGCACCGCGTTTAATGGTATGTCATTGGCCGTCGCTAAGTGTAACACAATCGTCTCTACCTTAATACCGGGGCTGGGGCGTTTTTATAAAATCTTGAATCTTTCACGCACGGCAATCGTCGGATTCAATATGCGCCTCATATCGTGGGGCGCGTCGGCTCGCACGGCGTCTATAATGACAAATATCGCCACCGTCGCCGTCCGTGGCCTAACAATGGCGGTGCGCGCGTTTATGTCGGCGACTATTATAGGCGCTATACTTATGGCCGTGGGATATGCGGTGCAAAAGCTCATTGAGTACCTGACCGGCGCAGAGAACGAGCTGCAAGAGCTGACCGAGGAGGAGCAGCGGGCGGCGGATGCGGCACAGCAGCTCAAGGAGGACCTCGACGAAGAGCGCCGTACCGTCGCCGACGGCGTCACGGCGTACAAGCTCGCCATAAGTCGCTGCAAGGAGTTCAAGGGCACACAGTCCGAGGAGCGTAAATTCGTCGAGGAGCTAAACCGTGCATACGGCGACAAGATGGGCAACTGTCAGACCATAGCACAATGGTATGACAAGCTCATCAAGAACTCAAAAAGCTACTGTCAGCAGTTACAGATTGAGGCCCGCACGGAGCGCCTGACAAAGCAGATGAAGCGCAACGCCACCGCGATGGACGAGATTATGTACGACGACAACGGCGATAAGAATCAGTACAGCAGCGAGCATGACGATGAGATATTATATCTTAGCTATGCCAAAGATGAGGATGGTAAGTTCATAAAAATCACCGACGAAAATAAGGATAAATACCCGTTTACTTCTACCTATAAGGGCGAAAAAGTTGCGGCAACGGCGTCATCAAGGGAAGGTAACGAGATAAAACTGGACCGCGTTTATAGAGACCGATATGGCCGATACCATCAAAAAACCGACTCAGATGTCGAAAAACAGCAGGCCCGTTATAACGAGTTGCACGCACAGAACGCCGACCTCGAAAAGAAAATCGCCGAGGAGTGGGACAAAATGCCCGAGCTCGCCGACACCACCGACTACGGTACGCCATCGACGACGCGCACGTCATCATCCGGCGGTAGTAATGGCGCCAACAAGACCCGCGGCCAAAAGATAAGCGAAGCCATCGACGAGCAGACACAGAAGTATATCGAGGCCGCATACGCCCGCGATGAGGCCGCAGCAGCCGCCGCCACCGCCGAACTGTCACGCCTCAATAAGCAGAAGGCCGAGTACGAGCTGATAGAGGCCGCCGCAATGCGCCCCCTCAACGTCGCCGACGACTACGCCGCTGAACTCGCGTATCAGAATAAGCTGCTGGCCACACAGACCGGCGCGGAGACCGAGGCCACCGCCGCACGTATCAAGGCCATTAAGAACGAGCAGACGCGCCGCGAGGTCATGTCCCGCCATATCGACGCCGAGGCCGACACGGAGGAGCGTATCAGCGCCGCCATCACCGACATCAACGCACAGCTGACATACGCCACTGACGAGGAGCGTACGCGGCTGCTGTTAATGCGTCAGCAGATGGAGGCGAAGCGTGACTTGTTGGCGCTCAACGACGACGAGGCCGTGACCGTCACTGACCCGGCGCGGCTCAAAAATATCAAGGATGTCGAGAGCGCCATACAGCTGTTACGGCGCAAGCAGGAGACCGCCGGCATTGCCGAGATAGAGACGATACAACGACAGATTGACGCGTTACAGAAGTTACGTGACGCCTATCAGGCAGCCGCCGACATCCCCGCCATGCAGCACGAGATGGATGGCTTCAAAGACGCCGACGGCATGGTCGTCACAGCCAAGATACGCGCCGAGGGATTCGACGGACTCACTGACCGCATTGAGAAGCTCAAAAAGGTACTACGCGACGCCGGTGACACGATGACCGAGAGCCAGCGCCGCGCCATCCGCGACATGATAGCACAGTACGATGACTGGAGGCAGAAGTCGATACGCTCAGTAGACACCGTCGTCAGCGCGTGGCACAGTGCCGTCGACGTCGTCGATGGAGTGCAGGAGATGACCCGCGCGTTACGTGACAACGGCGATACATGGAGCAAGATAAAGAGTGTTGTGTCGGCGGCGCTGAAGATATACGAGGGCGTCATGCAGGTAGTGAAAATCGTTAAGATGTTTACGACCGCCGAAAAAGACGCCAACGAAAACGGAGAGGGCGGGGCACTCGGCGCCGTTCTCGACGAGGGTTCAGCTATCGGCAAGGTAGCGTCGGCAACCGCCGGACTTATGGCGGCGGGCGCTAATAAGGTCGAAGAAAAAACGCAGGACTCGTTGATGGAGTCCACCAAAGAGTTAGCGGCGTCGTACCGCGACCTCGCCGCGTCGAAATTCTTCGCCGCCTATGCGTCGATACCGTTCGGAGGCCCCGCCATCGCCGCGGGATTCACCGCCGGCATGGTGGCAACCATCGGCGCCGCCGCTACGCCTATGGCAAAGGGCGGTATCGTGTATGGCCCCCGTCTGGCACTGGTAGGCGAGTATGCGGGCGCCGGTACTAACCCCGAAGTCGTGGCGCCCCTCAACCGTCTGCAACAGATAATTCACGGCGGAAATGGTACCAAATCACCGCGAGTTATCCGATTAGTAGCAAAGGGTCGCGAACTCGTCGGAGTATTCGAGGCCGAGCAGTATCTACGAAGCAGACGATAACGGTATGAGTGACACAAAGACAAAGTGCCTGTATTACGGTGAATTTCTCGACGTTAACAGCGTGGTGTGGCGCGTGGAGATATGGCGGCGCCTGATCGACGGCGCCGCCGCGCCCCGTGTCGGCGAACTCGACTTCAGCGACAACCCGCTGGAGATTGAGTGGGGCGACACGGCTAAGGAGGATGTTATCGCCGGAAGCAGCGCCACACTACATATCATCAGCCCCGGCGACCGCACATACACCGGCCTGTACACGATACCCGCCGGTGACGTGTGTATGATAGTATACCGCGCCGGCGCCCTGTACTGGGTAGGCTCACTCGACCCGGAGCTGTATCAGGAACCGTTCGAGAGTTACAGCGGCTACGAGGTGGAGCTGACATTTACCGACTACGGTATTCTCGACCGTCTGAAGTTCGACCCGTCACAGTTCGGCAGCGCCATACCGTCGCTGTATGATATACTACATTACTGTCTCGACGCTGCAAGCGCCGTCGGATACCTCAACAACCTCGACGTGTCCGCCGTGTCGAGTTACATACGCAAGAACCCTGCCGGCGCGCCGGACACGTGGGCGCCATTGGGCGGCGCTCAACAGGGCAACGGCAACGGTCTCGACGCCATCGCCGTCATGTCCCTCAACTTTGTCGATGAGGACGGCGAGTGCGGCACGATGCGCGAGGTCATCGAAGGAGTGTTACAGCCGTTAGGCATCCGCATGGTTCAACGCGGGGGCGCCACGCGCCTGTATGACCTCAACGGCCTGTATGAGGCACGCCGCGACACCGCCACAGACATACAGTGGGACGGTGATAGCAGCACCTTGAGTATCGACAAGGTCGCCAACCGGGCCACAGTGACGTTCTCGCCATATATGCAGGAGACGTTTATAGACGGCGAGTTAGAGCAAGATGTCATAATGCCACCGGGCCAGCATCCATGGATTTACCGTACTGGCACCGACTGGAGCAACGAGGCCGAAGGGTTCAGGTTCACCGTCAACGACGGCACGACACCTAAGACATGCAAGGCGCTGAGGCTATTGTCCGGCGGCGCCATACTGAGACTCGACAAAATTAACGACGGCGACGACATGGCCGGCGTCATCGCATACTACAAGGGCGCCTACGCAAGCTCGTATGATGAGATTTTCGGATACGTCGGCCGCGTATGGAGTCAGACCGATAACACCAAGGTCGAGAGTCTACCGCTGTTCACGCTGACGACGACGCCGTATCTGGCAGGGTTCAACGGTCACAACGGCGACGCGTTCCGCCTCAAGGTGTCCCTCGAAGTTCTGGCTGACGCACGGTATAACCCGTACGAGACCGCCGGCGACAACAACGAGAAGGAGAACGCCGACCGCGTGCAGAACATCTGCAACTTCACCTATATCCCCGTGCGTCTCGAAGTCCTCGACGACGAGGGGCGTATCATTGCGTGGTACTCTAATTCAGGACTCGTACGTGAGGGCAAACTGATACCGACACAGCAGCAGGCGGGATGGGTTGTGGCACAGACACCCCGCGAGGACGACATAGCTGCATTTATTGCCGGCGACACCACGGCGTTGCTCACAGACGCGAGCCATAACGCTGACATGCTTTTGGCATACTATGACGTCGAAAACCGCAAGAGCGCGTCAGGTATCGGCAACGGATGGGCCGCCAACCGTCAGAGCATAGGATACTACCGCGAGAAGATACCGAAGTATATATCGGTCCTCGACGGCGGCGAGTACATACCGTTGCCGCCGGTGTCCGGGCGTCTGCGTCTGACGGTATGCAGCGGCATCCATCAGTTCGACTACGGACGCGAGGTCAAGGAGGACATATACACATACCGTCAGGAGTGGGTACAGACCGGAGGCAACCCCGGGCAGGGCCATTACGAGACCAAGGTGGGCGGCATACTGCGGTGGTTAGCCTACCGCAACGCCCGCGTCACACTGGTCAACGACAACGGCACCGAGGTATCGATGAATGACATAGAGTACCGCGCCGAAGTCAACGCCGCCGCCTGTGACCCGATAGACATTGACACAGTATGCGGTTCGTATGGCAGCGACATGCCGACGGCCCGCGGGCTGTACCGCCTACGCGACGGTCAGATTGTCGACCTGATTAAACGCGCCGGGCGTGTGGGGCCGCCGGAGCGTCTGTTACTCGGCACGCTGTGCAGCCAGTACGCCGACGGCAAGGTGACACTCAGCGGCGACACCGTTCTGGAGCCTGTCGACGTCACAGCCGCCGTCCCGCTGTATACCGACCCGCATATGGCCGACCTCATAAAGTCAGAGGGCGGCGGGGTGTATTCACGCCCAAAGGTGTTCATGATGCTCGGCGAGGTGCAACGCGTGCGCGAGGCTGTGTCGGAACTGACAGTCACCGAGTTACGCCCTGACGAGTGGGACGAGATTAAAGAGCCTGATTGATAAAATCTATATGTCTGATAAACAGTATACATACAGCGTTAACAGAGTGCCGGCGCTACCGCGGTCCAAGCGTCGCCGCAGTATCATAGGCGCTGCGTCATCCGGCGGCGCTGTGTCCCTCATGACATCGGGTCGCGGAGGCGCGGTTGTCTCCGGCCATACGCATAACAATAAGTCTGACCTTGACGCCATAGGCATAGACAGCGATTTTTACCTGTGGCTGGTACAGGGCCTTGAAGACGGCATACACCGCGAGAAGGTACGCGCTGGATACGCTGACAAAGCACATGACCTCGACGACGACAGCCCCGTCAATGACCGATTCATATTCAAACGTCAGGATGACACCGTACGCGGCAAACTGACACACACGAAGCGCGACATATTCAAGGCCGGACTGACCGCCGAAGGTGACATCTCCACCACCGGTGCTGTCACCGCCGGTACGCAGGTCACGACACCGTCGGTCGGGAGCGCCGACTTCGCGCCGGGGCTGTTAGGGCACGGCATGAAGATGTGGATTGACGCCGACGGCACGGCACACGCCGACATTGACGACCTCGTGGTGCGCCGGAAGATGACCGTCATGGAGCTTGTCATCGAGGAGATACGCGCTACCGAGGGTGTATTGGTCGTGTCGCCGGGCAGTGGTGAGGTAACGCGGGCGGCGCAGGGTACGCTCGTCAAGGGCGACCAAAATATACCGTGCTGGGTGCTGACAATCAGGCGGGGAGGCTCGACGGCGCAGATACTCGGCACGGGCGACGACGCCCGCGGGGCTATGACGCTGATGGACGGCGACTTCGTGCGCTGTGGCCGCTGGGACTTCGAGGCGGGCACATACCACGGCTATTGGGTGGAGGTCATAC